GATGTAAATAGTTCTTACAACTTCTCTATTGATTTCCGCAAGGATTTCAGCAGATAGAATGTTTGCAAGTTCTGTTTCAGCATCTAAACCGTGGATTGCTTTTAGATCTTGAGCAAGTTCCATTGTGTATTCAGCTTTAAGGGCTCTTGATTTAGCAGTTACAGTCGATTTCTCGATTGAAAATGCCATTTCAGCAAAACTGTTAGCAGATGAATCACCTAGTGCTTCAGCAGCAGCAGTTGACATACCTGTACCAGTTGTGTAAGTTCCAGCAGGTGAATCATTCAATACTGCAGGATTTGCTCCTGAATCAGTTGTTGATGAAAAACCACCAGTTGTTGAACCAGCTTTGTTTGTACCAGAGAAATCAGTATCAGCAGCATCAAATAATGCTTCTGCGCTTGACGCCTGTGATGTATATTTTGCTCTCATAGCGAAGATTAGTCCTGTTGGACCAGTCATTGGCTGTACGCCTGCTATGTCGTATGCGATAAGATTTGGCATCGCTCTTCTTACTAAAGAAATTAGGATTGGATCCCAATTTTGTACGTAAGATGAATCAGTGCTGTTCGTTGGAGCAGCTTCTGACATAAATGCTCTATCTTCTCTTAATGCTCTCTCTTGGTTTTCCAAGATAACAGCTGTAACCGCTCTCTTATAACTATCCGTAACTTTTGGGAGTTCTGGATGTTCAAGGACCGGTTGCCATTTTTTAACTAATTGTTCAGATAAGTACATATCTTTTTATTCTCCCTTGTTATTTTTTAAGACCCAATTTAATTGAGTCCTTTGTTTTTGTGATAGCGGCCGTATAAGCAGTCATAGCGTTTGACAAATCTACGTGAGTAGTTTCGCCTTCGGCAACGTTATCGATTTCACTTTTAGATGAAATTTCTTTTGATGTATTAAAATAAGACTCTTTAATAGTCGTTACTTTATTCTTAAACTCATTAGCGTTAGAGTATTCAATTTCTTCTGCTAATTTATTAAATTTTTCTTTGTTAGTATCTGTTAAGTCAGACGATACAGCATCAACTATATCTTGTCTTGTTAACTTACCAATTTCAGAATTTAATTTAACGTTAGCTTCGATTTGCTCATTTAACTTATTATTAAGCTCTTCGATTTTAGAAGCTTGATCTTCTAACACGTCATATTTTTCGTCTGGTACGTTTATGTAATGATCTTCAAATAATTTTTTCAGACCACTGATAAAGTCCTCAGCGATTTCACCTTTAATTCCTCTTTCAACAGCGATCTCGTTTTGTTTCATCCATTCTTCAACTACGTAGTTTAAGTATGAATCAACTTTTTCAACAAGTTCTGCTTTTGATTTTTCATTTTCTTCTTTTAACTTACTTTCGTAAGATGAGTGCATTTTCTTTTTAGCTTCTTTGATTTTTGATTTCAAAGCAGCTTCAAATATTGTTGCAGCTTTTGCTTTAAATTCTTCAGTTAGTTTTTCATCTCCGATTAATGCTTTTACATCATCAGAAACGTCAACTGTTTCTTCTTCTTCAGTTTCTTCTACTTTTAACGTTTCGCCTGGAGTTGCAACTTTAGTAACACCAGCTTCTGTGTCTGGTTTTTTACTAGCGTCAACATCTGCAGCTTTTGCGTTTTGTGCGTCAGAAACTTTTTTATTATTTTTTGTAGCGTCAGGATTGCTGTCAGTTGCTTTCACAACCGCTGCGCCTAAATCTTGAGCTTCGTTAGAAAGCTTAGTAGGTTCAGCTGCTACAGCATTCTTCTTTGGAGCATCAGCAACAGTTTCTTGTTCTGTTATCGTTTGCTCTTTGACTTCTACTGTTTTTTCTGTAGCCATTTGAGAAATCTCCTTTTTATTTTAATCGATTAAAATATCTCTTTTTATAGTGATATTTATAATAAATTGATTTTCTATTAAAGTTTACTTAAAAAATCCTTGAATATACTAGCCTTTTTTTCAGCTAATTCAATTCTTTTTGTTTTAATTAACTCTTGTTTCCAAGCTTCTACATCTTGTTCAACAAGAATACCGTTATTCCAAACCCATTCTTTTGTTTCCATAATGCCTTCTACGAAAGCATCTGGAGCAGATGGATCTGCCACAATGTCAGCGGCCGTTGCAAGGTAAAAATCTTCACCTACTGTGTTATGGCCGTTCTTTGTTACTAAGGAACCCATACCTCGTGATGATACGCCTAATTTAGCGCCTTCATCAATAAGACTTTTTACAATCTTACCGTATGGTGTATCCATAATTTTTGCTTCACCAATAAAATTTTTGCCTTCAGGATACAATTTCTTAATCATATGTGATACTCGTTCTAAGTTCACAGTTGGTCCTTCTGGATGACCTAACTCTCCGAATGCTCTGTTCTTATTGATAAATTCTTGGTTATATCGTTTTACTTCTTTCATTAAAACGTTACTTGGATAAATTCTGCCGTTACGATTTTTAATATCGGACTGTAAAAAAATACCTTTAATAGAGTAATTTTTTTTACCTTCTTTTTCTTCTACGATATATTCGGCGTCGTTGATTTCTTCTCTTATAAGTTTCATATTCCCTCTCTACTATTTATATATTATCTAAATTCTATTACTAAAGAATAGTTATCTCCGTTAGCAAAATTTTTAGTACTTAATAATACATCACCTGTTGGTGTGGTTGCATTATTTGTTATTTCATCACCAGCATCTCTTAAATCAAAAAACCCTTGGCCACTTAAAAACAATGCAGTTGCATTTGTAGCGCCGGCCCATTTAATTTCTACTGCTGATTTTGGATTAGCAGCGTTAACTGAAAACCAAACTTTTGCAATTTTTCGAGCACCATCTTCTGTCATAAAAGTTGTGTTTGAAGCATCTACTTTTAAAACATCTGTTTCACCTGTGCCGTCAGATATGTTTGTTAATTTAACAACAAATTTTACACCTGATGTGTCTGTTAAAGTTTGAGTTGTAACTATGTCTGCCATTAATTTGTAAATCCTTTTTCTTTATGACACTCTATAACAATATTATAACTTGTTACAGTAGCATCACTTGTTAAATATATTACATCAGCCGTTGTAGAAGTTGCTCTTTTTTTAGGTTCACCAGGTTTTAAACCATAGTTACCACGACCAGTTATAGTCAAAGCATTTTCTTCTTCATCATTAAATTTAAAGGTAATATTTCCTGTACCTTCAATTTCAAAATAAACATTTGCTATAGAAATTTTTGGTTCACTTGTAGCATTATTTAATTCTAAAGCATTTATAACAAGTTGTTCAGTTTCTCCACCTACTCCGTCGGCCTTTATAATAACCTTAAAACTATCATCTACTAAAGTTGTAGTTGATATAGTCATAAAATTAACTTCTTGGTGCTACAGCTGTAGCGCTTACAGCACCAGTAGATGATATAGTTTCAGTTGGATCTTTCTCAATTGTTATAACATCTCCTGCTGCGTGTAAATAAACAGTACCTAAAGTATTTGTATCAATGTCTTTTACAGTTATAGTATTTGTTCCAGCAGTTGCTGTGATTCTAACAAAATGAGCTTTACCAATATTATTATTACTAAGTGTACCTGCTATTGCAGTTCCTTTAATAATAAATGTTCCTGAGTATGCCATTTTTCTCCTTTTATAATTTTTTGTTGTTTATAATATAAAACATTTAAATTCCGTAAGTATCTTTAACTGCATTGTAATTCTGAGTTATTTCAGCACCAGACAATGCTTTGTTATACACTCGCATCTGATAAAAAACTGGATAATCAGCTGAATTTGAGTTGTTCACTGTATCTACAAAACCTATACCGTTATTATTATGCCTTGCTCCAAAATAAAAATCACCTGTCGCAAAGATTGTTTGATTACTAATAGTAGCAGTTGTTCCAATTTGTGAACCATTTAAAAATAGACTAGCTTGTGTGTTATCAATAACAAAAATCCAATGTCTTATAGCATTACTATCAGTTATGGTTACTGTGGTTTCATTATTAGGAATACCATAATATAAATTTGTTGAATTATCCATATATGCTAGGTATCCTCCGTTAGTATTATAAATTTCATTACCCCAAATAGTTCCCCAAAATGATGTTGGATTAAATGAAGCAACCACTTCAACTGTTACAGTATTTGAAACAATATTGTAAGGAACACTAATATAATCCGTACCATTTGCATCCTCATTGTTTAGTCTTATGCCACCACCATTGTTTGACACATACGATGGAGAACCTACAAGTGTTGCATTACGACCATTGCCACTAGAATCAGTCCATGTA